GGTAGCCGTTTCACTTGCTTACATTGGTATCCAAGGTATCGCGGATATAGCAGCAACATGGAAGCATGGAAAGTAATGTTAACTTTATTGACTTTAAAATCAACTTTGAAGAAGACCTGGACCTGGTTAAGACACAACTGGTATGTACCGGCCGTTATTATTTACACCTTGGTTCTTTGGTTTTTGTTTAAAAATAAAGCAGGAGCCTTAAAAGTTTTAGAAATTAGATCAAAAAGTTACGAAAGTCAAATAAAAACAATAGAAGAGGCCCATAAGAAAGAAATAGAGGCAAGAGATCAAATATTAAAAAATTATGATAATGTTCTAACCCAGCTAGAAAAAGACTACGAAGAAAAAAATATGAAGCTAGATACTAAAAAGAAGAAAGAGATAAAAAAGATAGTAAAAGAGTTTAATGACAGGCCAGATGATTTGGCAAAAATTTTAGCTGAGAGGTATGGAATAGATTATGTGGAATAAAATAATATCTTTGATTCTTTGTTTTTCATTAGCATATGCACCCGTATGCCTTGCGGAAGACACTCCTATTCCAAAAGGCAAGATAACTGGACTATCAAAGGGCGAACATGCACCTTATACTGGTGTATTATTAGATAACATAGCTGCAGCAAGAATATTTTCAGATAAAAAGTATCTGAAAGAGCAGTTTGATCTTAAGCTTCAATACGAGTTAGGCAAACAAAAAGCAAAACTAGATCTCACCATACAATCTCAAAAAGCTAGTCTAGATGCTCTACAAGAAAAACACACCACCTTGATGAAACTTAAAGATGATGAGATAAAAAGATTATCAAAACTAGCAGCCGGTAAAGAAGATTATACAACTTGGTGGGCCGTTGGCGGAGCACTTGTTGGTATTGGTCTAACTATTGCCGTCGTTTATGCAGTGGATGCAGGAACTGGTAGGTAATGTCGAGCAGATCTAGCATTGGCAAGTATTCTAGAAAAAAACTCGAACTCATAATAGAGCAAGTAGTCGACCAGAGCGATGGCGTCACTAACCCTGCAGGCTCAGATAATCAGATACAATTTAATAATGGTGGATCTTTCGGCGCGGTCACTCCATTCACCTTTGATGATACAAACTTAAAAATAGCTGATGATACAAAATTAATATTTGGCACAAATGATGATGCTCATATTGAATATAATGAAAATGGTGACGACTTTTTAGTTATTTCAGGTTCCTCGGAAGGTATTGTGCTATCGGGCAGCACCGTACAAATACGGGGCGTCTTAGAGGGAGCTTCACCTCTTAAAATTGGTGGTGCTATTGAAATGGTCCCAGATTCAGACGGTACTTCACCTAGTATGAAATTTGGAGATGATGTTAAACTTTTCCTTGGAGATGATAACGACTCTCACATTGTATTTGCTGCCTCATCAAACAACTATTTAGAAATATCTGGCTCAACAAATGGCATTGTTCTTTCGGGATCTGCTGTTTATGTAGATCAAAAAATAGGCGTAGGGATGCCAATTGGCGATGTAACTCATGGTATAACCCTACCAGATGTAGCAGATAATAGTGGAAAAATTAAAGCGAATGCTTATATGACCTATTCTTCTCAACGTCTTAAGAAAAACGTAGAAGTTATTGAAAAACCCATAGAAATAATCAAAAGCCTTCGCGGTGTTACATTTACGTGGAAAAAAAATAATCAAAAAGATTATGGGTTTATTGCTGAAGAGGTAGGTAAAGAACTACCTATTATCGTAGAATGGGACAACGAAAGTACAAAAAACTCTCCTCAAGCTATGAGTATGGATTATACTAGAATTATACCTTTTCTTTTAGAAGGAATTAAATTTCAACAAAAACAAATAGATAATTTAAAAGCTGAAATAAAGTGCTTAAAACAAGGGACTGAACCGACTTAAAAGTCTATTTATCTAACTAGGTGTGATTTCGTACCACCTGGTATATAGACTTATAAGGAGGATTTTAAAATATGTCTAGTCCCGCTACAGTAAGTGAATATGGAAAGTTTATTGACTTACAAAATTTTACGGGTACGCAACCAGAGAAATCTGGTTCGATTTACCTTTCCGGCTCTGATGCAGCCGAGAAACTTCATACAAACGTAGGTATTAGCGCAGCTGGTAGTGTTACCGCTGTAGGTTCATTCATCATCGGTTCGGCCGACATGAGTGAAGCTGACCTCGAAAAATTAGACGGTATCACCAATGGTACTGTCGCAGCCAATAAAGCAGTCGTTGTTGACGCCAGCAAAGACGCTTCTGGCTTCCGTAACGTTACAGCAGAAGGTTCATTTATTATTGGTTCTGCCGATATGGATGAGACTGACCTTGAGAAGCTTGACGGCATTACCAATGGTACTGCTGCAGCTAACAAGGCTTTAGTTGCTGATGCTAACGTAGACATTAGTGGCCTTCGCAATGTAACCATGACTGGTGATATGACCGCTGGTACTATCACGATGACTGGTTTCACAGTTGATGCAGATGGTGACACTGCACTTAAGTCACTAGCAGTTGATGATGGATCAAATATTGGTTGTGATTCTGACACTGATCTAATGACGCTATCTGATGGTGCCCTTGCTGTCAACGGTACACTTTCTGCTGATACAAGCTTCACGCTTGATGCTGTAACTGTTGATGCTACAGAGCTTGGCTATCTTGATGGCGTTACCGCTGGTACCGCTGCTGCAAGCAAGGCTCTTGTTCTTGACGCAAATGGTGCAGTCGGCACGATTACTCACCTAACTGCTTCTCGCGCTAAGATTGGTACTCTTGATGTTGATACTATTAATAGTGTAACAACAACCGCTACTGATCTAGAAGTTTCGGATAGAAGAATTGTTTCTGCTGTTTCTGCTTCGTCGGCCAACGCAGATGGTGGTGGTCTTCGAATTGGTGGTGGCGCAAACAGCGCTGGTCACGCTTCTGTTCTTTATGATCATGCAAACACCGCTCTAGATTTCAACATTGGTGGCACCACCGAGGTTCGCCTGCAAGACGGTGTTCTTCGTCCAGAGACGAATAACGACGTTGACTTGGGCGCTTCTGGTGCACAATTCAAAGATCTTTACATCGACGGTGCTGCATACATCGATCAACTAGGTGAGGCACTCGATGCAAACAGCCAAAACATCACTGGTGTTGGCACGTTTAGCGCCGGCGCATCTACTGTTACTTCATTAAGCGTTACCGATGGTAACATCACAAATGTTGGCGATATCGCTCTCGACAGTATTTCTGCTGATGGAAATGATATTACTGTTTCTCTTACAGATAATCGCTCTGCTGCTTTGTCATTCTCAGAGGCTGGGTTCGGTTCATACTTAACTCTAGTTACTGCAAATGGCGAAGAAAGAGTTCAGTTTAATAAGAATATTGATGTTAGAGAAGAAATTCATATGGTTGATGACAAGATAGTCGCTTTCGCCGCTGATGAGGGTGGCACTGGCTTTTCGGGCTCTTTAAAATATGTTTCTAACGCTGATGTTTTTGAGATTTCTGGTAGCACTGCTAACGGTGTTAACATTAGTGGATCTTTAAGCCTTAGTGGTCCAGCAGGCGCCAAATATGGTATCGAGGCTGGTCAAGTTAATTTCGAAGCAGCCACTGTCACTTCATTAAGCGTTAGTGATGGTAACATTACTAACGTTGGTGACATTGCTCTTGATAGCATTTCTGCTGATGGCACAGATATTGATCTTGTTATGTCAGACAATAGCGAGACTGCTCTAGAAATCAAAGAAGGTTCGAACGTATACTTACAGTTTGATACTTCAAATGGCTTCGAAGGTATCTTTGCTAAGAAAGAGTTTGAGTTCCAAGCTGGTGCAAACATGGATGATGATAAGAAATTTAGTTTTGCTACTGATGAAGGCGATTCAGGTGCATCAGGTTCTTTAGGATATGTTTCTAGTGCTGATGTATTTGAGATTTCTGGTTCAGGTGCAAACGGCCTTTCGTTCAGTGGTTCTGCTAACTTCAATGGCTATGGTCTTGAGGCCGGCGCAGGTAGCTTCACTTCATTAAATGTTAATGATGGTAACATCACTAACGTTGGTCGCATTTTACTTGATACTATTGCAGCCGACGCCAACGATGTGGTTATTTCACTTACAGACAACCGCGCAGCTGCGCTTGATGTTTTAGAGGGCGCAAACTCTTACTTGAAATTTGTCACTACAGATGGCCAAGAAGAGATTACTGCTGGTAAAGAACTTGTTTTAAGCCAAGGTGGTCTTGTCGCTGATGATCAAGCTCTTGTTTTTGGTAATGACGATGATGGTAGCATCTCGTTCATATCTGCTGCTAACGTGGTTAGATTTGATGGTGGTTCTTCTGGTCTTCACTTCAATGACACGAGTGTATTCGGCGCAGATGGCTCTGGTAAAGATGTATCTTTACACGGCGCCGCAGCCAACGAGTTGTTAAAGTACACCGCTGCAGATCACACTCTTAAGTTCACTGACAGTTCTGGTGCAACGCACTTAACTTTAGGTGGTGATGCCACTGGTGAGTTTGCGATTGACGTTGCTGATGGTTCAAACAACAAGAACAAAGTTCGTGCTGCTGCTTTTGTCACTTACTCTGATGAAAGACTCAAGACTGATGTTTCCCCAATTAAGGGTGGTCTTGAGACTGTTAACAACCTTAAGGCTGTTAACTTCACTTGGAAGAAGGACGGCTCCAGAGACTTCGGTTTCATGGCGCAAGAGCTTAAGCAAGTTGTACCACAAGCTGTTCACGGTTCAGAAGAAGGACTCTACGGTGTCGATTACGGTCGTCTATCCGCTATCCTTGTTTCTGCTATCCAAGAGCAGTCCGCACAGATCGCTTCACTTAAGAAGCAATTAGAGGACAAGTAATCTTTTACTTTTAGTATAGGTTCTCTGGGGAAAGACCTTCGGGTCTTTCCCTTTTTCGTTAAAAACTACTTATTATAATGTTACAATAATGTTTATTTCTATAAGGTTATAAATGAAGAAAGATTTAAATCAAATTGCAAAAATAGAAAAAGCAATGTCTAAAAAGTTTGGAAAAGAGTCCATTGTCAATCCAAAATCAGGTTGGGATGATGAAAAAGAAAAACAATATTTAGAAGATTTAAAAGAATTTTATTCTGAACAATCCAAACAAGATGAAGACAAAATAAATGAAGACGGCTTTTTCATCACTAGAAACCTAATTAATAAAGAAATAAACAGAGTTTGCCCAGTTTGTGAAACTTATTCTTTCTCTGGTAGAGATGACCTCTACATGAACAAATTTGAATGTTGTTATAAATGTTATGTTAAGTGGGTAGAGGATAGAGAAGAGAGATGGTTAAAAGGCTGGCGACCTGATAAGGAGCAAAATTAATGGCTACAGTATATGACATTGTTAAGGGAATCAACCAAGCAGCAGCAAATGCCTATGATGGATCACATGATGCACGGTTTAGAACGGATAGTAAAGATGATCCTATTGGTCTTAAACGTGAAAAAGGCTGTGCACTTAACGATTCTAGAGTTATAGATGGGTTTAAAGTACGTATGAGCGGCCCAAAACTTATTGTTTCTTATCAGTCAGAGATGCCAATATCCTCTTTTCACAATAGTAAATTAGACGAAGAATTAGAGCAAACGTTTGCTGATATTGCAAAGTTTCTTAAGAAAGAATACAAGAATCTCACCGGCGAGACACTAACCCTTACGGCTGAAGGTCCTTGCAGTTTATTGTTACAAAATATGTCAAAATTAAGAACTTGGGCACAAAGCACAAAAGTTTATACCGTTGGAAACCTGAAAGATGTAACGCCGGCCGGAGAGCCCTCAACAGATAGACTAGAAGATAACTTTCGAAAGTTTCTTGATCAATCAACTGATAAGAAGCCCGAAAATGTAACCAGACCAAATGATTAATGGCTTACAAACTTACAAAAGAAAAGATAGTAAAAGAAGTTGTCAAATCGGGCAAGAAACCCGTTTATTTTATCAATACATATTGTAAAATACCACACCCAGGAAAAGGTCTTATTCCATTTAAAACTTATGATTTTCAAGCAGATTTAGTAGAAGATTTAGCTTTACATAGATTTATTGTTGTTCTGAAAGCAAGACAGTTGGGAATTTCCACAATTACTGCGGCTTATGTAGCTTGGCTTGTTCTTTTTCACAGAGATAAGAATGTTCTTATTGTTGCAACCAAGTTAGCGACAGCAGCAAACCTAGTTAAAAAAGTTAAAACCATTTTAAAAAACCTGCCTTCGTGGTTACAGATAGCAGGCTTTAGTGTAGATAATAAAAATAGTATCGAGCTTACAAATGGTAGTCAGGTTAAGGCATCATCAACATCGGGCGATGCCGGCCGTTCAGAGGCCCTATCTCTACTTGTTATCGACGAGGCCGCACATATCGATGGCCTTGATGAGTTGTGGACTGGTCTTTATCCTACAATCTCAACTGGTGGTCGTTGTATCGCAATCTCAACTCCAAATGGCGTAGGTGACTGGTTTCATGAGACATTTGTGGGAGCTGAAAGTGGAGAGAATGAGTTTCTCCCAGTAAATTTGCCATGGTCTGTACATCCAGATAGAGACGATGAATGGTTTAAAACAGAAACTAAAAACATGTCTCGTCGTCAAATTGCACAAGAGTATGAGTGCAACTTTAATACTTCAGGTGATACTGTGATCCATGGGGACGATATTTTAAGAATAAAAGAAAGCTTGTTGGAGCCCAAATATAGAGTGGGGTTTGACAGAAACACTTGGATTTGGGAAGAAGCACAAGAAGGCCACAGTTATTTGTTGGTTGCAGATGTTGCACGAGGTGATGGAGCAGACTCAAGCACCTTTCATGTGTTTAAGCTTCAAACAATGGAGATAGTTGCAGAGTATAAAGGAAAACCAACGTCTGACCTTTTTTCTGAAATACTTTATACAACTGGGTTAGAATACAAAGAGGCAATGTTAGTTGTAGAAAACAACAACGTAGGCTTTAGCGTTTTAGAAAAACTTTTAGAAAAAGGTTATAAAAATGTATACCACAGCAAAAAAAGCACTCATCAGTATGTGGAACAACATGCTGCTTTGGGGGATTCATCTGTTGTCCCTGGTTTCACTACATCTCTCAAAACAAGACCTTTGATAATAGCAAAGTTTGAAGAGTTCATAAGAAACAAAGTTTTGACTATTTATTCTAAACGTTTAGCAAACGAGCTGGATACTTTTATTTGGAAAAATGGGAGACCAGAGGCACAGCGCGGATATAACGATGATTTGGTTATGGCAGCTGCGATTGGTTGTTGGGTTAGAGACACAGCTATAATAGAGAATCAAAAAGACGTTGAATATAAAAAAGCATTTTTAAATAGCATATCCACTAACCGAACTACGCTAGAAACAAGAGCCCCAGGCCAATATAAAGCTTCTTTACGAGATCGTTACGAAGAGCAACAAAAAATAAGAAAAGATTTTTCTTGGATATTTAAGGGATAAAAAATGGCTGGAAACGAAAACACTAAAAACACAGAATCACCACTTTTTAAAAGACTGACTCGTTTGTTTTCTGGTCCTATTATTAACTATAGGACGCAGAACACTAGACAGCTTCGTAGAAGAAGACTAGATAAATATGCGCAAACTTTTAAAGATGTCGCTGGTCAGAAGTTTGAACGTTCAGGTTATAACCCTTTAGACAACTTCTCAAACTATAACATGAGTACTCAAAGTCGTTTAGTCCGTTATAGTGACTTTGAACAAATGGAATACACCCCAGAGCTTGCTTCTGCCCTTGACATTTTTGCAGATGAAATGACCACTTTTAACGTCTATAATAGAATGTTAAAAATCCAATGCCAAGACGAAGAGATAAAGCAGATACTAGAGACTTTGTATTATAAAGTTCTTAATATTGAATTTAATCTTTTTGGCTGGGCAAGAACGATGTGCAAATACGGTGATTTTTACCTCTACATGGATATTGATTCAACCCTTGGCGTCAAAAATGTCATTGGCTTGCCTTCTCGTGAAATAGAAAGATTGGAGGGCGAAGATAAACAAAATCCAAATTATGTTCAGTTTCAATGGAACAGCGCTGGCGTTACTTTTGAAAACTGGCAGGTTGCACACTTTCGTGTTCTAGGAAATGATAAATTTGCTCCATATGGAACATCAATCCTTGATCCTGCTCGTAGAATCTGGAGACAACTAACACTTCTTGAAGATGCAATGATGGCCTACCGTATTGTTAGATCACCAGAAAGAAAAGTGTTTTATGTTGATGTTGGTAATATTCCACCGCAAGACATAGAAAACTTCATGCAACGCTTTATTACTTCTATGAAGAGAAATCAGGTCGTTGATCCGGAAACTGGTCAAGTTGATCTACGTTATAATCCCATGTCAGTTGAAGAAGATTATTTTATTCCTGTGCGTGGTGGAGTGAAAACAGAGATTCAATCACTTCCCGGTGGACAGTTTACTGGTGATATTGATGATGTAAAATATTTACGTGATAAAATGTTCTCTGCTCTTAAAATTCCACAATCTTATCTTATAAGAGGAGACGGTGGAGAAGAGGAAAAAGGCGCGCTAGCTCAAAAAGACATTCGTTTTGCTAGAACCGTACAGAGACTACAACGATCTCTTGTGTCAGAAATGGAAAAGATAGCCACTATTCACCTTTATGTTCTTGGTTATCGCGGGGACGATTTAATTAATTTTAAGTTAAAACTCAACAACCCTTCAAAGATTTCCGAGCTACAAGAGCTTGAAACTTGGAACACCAAATTCAGTGTGGCCTCGCAAGCAACAGAGGGATACTTCTCAAAACGTTGGATTGCAGAAAATATCTTTGATGTATCAGAAGACGAGTTCTTAAGAAATCAAAGAGAAATTTTCTATGATAGGCAAATTGCAACTGCTCTTGAGCAAGTCGCAGAAGAATCTGCAGCCGCTGCCGCTGGAGGTGGTGGTGATTTGGCTGCGCTTGGCGGCGGTGATTTAGGTGATGATGAACTTGGTGCCGATATTGGAGGTGAAGATATTGGCGGTGATGAGCCTGATGCTGGCGATGCACCAGAACCACCAGACGAAGATACAACTCTTCTTGCTGAACCAGGTGGTGCCCCAGATGAGGGCGGTGCGTTGGGAAAACGTGATGATGCACCAAGTTACAAAATAACCAATAAGAAAACCGGTGAGACTACAACTACAAAGTCAAAAGGCAAAAAGTACAAACCTGTTAAGACCGACAAAAGACGTGGCGGCGCCAGGAAACGCTCATATCGTTCTGATCATTCTCATGAGATATCGAGAATGCCAGATCGCCAAATAAGAATGAATTTATCAAAAGATGCAGCAACAATGTTAGGATTAGATTCTTTCAAGACTACTGGTAATGGCATTTTTGAGAATAAAACAACTAATTACGAAGAAGAAGAAAAACAAATATTTGAAGTTAGAGACGAAATAAAAGAAATTTTTAAAGATTTGGAGCAAAGTTAAATGGCAAAGCACAATAAAAAAAGAAATACTGCTTTTATTTACGAAGCGCTAGTTCGCGAAATTGTAAAGCAATCAGTATCTAAAAACAACGAAAAAAGAAATGCAGCCATTAAAATTATGAAAGAGGCGTTTGCACCAAAAACACAGCTTCGAAAAGAGTTAGACCTTTACAAAACATTAATGGAAAATAACAACCTCAAAGAAAAAATCGCAGAAAAAATTCTTATAGAGGCCAAACATCAGCACAATCAGATTAATCAAGAACAACTTTTCAAAGAACAAAGCATTGCAATATCTAAAATAAATAAACAATTATCTAAAGGCGTATTTAACAACTTTGTACCGAACTACAAATATCTTGCAACAATTTCACAAGTTTTTGGAACTGCTAGTGGGCCAAAGGCAAAGGTTCTTTTAGAAACACAAATTGTTGAAAGGCTAACTTCAAAACCAGAGATTGAAAAACAAACACCACAGGTATCCTCTCTGGTGGTGAAAAGTTTTACTAAAAGATTTAATGAATCTTACTCTACACTACTTGAAGAGCAAAAGCAACTACTTTCTAAATATATTTCTTCTTTTGCAGATAACGGCTTGGAATTTAACTTTTATTTAAGTGAAGAAATTGGTCGACTAAAGAAAATGGTGGCCAATGCGCATCAGCTCGAAGAAGTTAAAAACGACAGCAGCATTAAAGAAAATCTTTTTAAAATAGAAAATATTTTACAAAACGTTCAAAAAGAACCAATTAATAAAAACACGCTTTACAAGATATTACAGATACAGCAACTAGAAAAAGAGATTTTATCATAATGAAAATCACAATAGATAATAAAAAACCAGTTCGCATTAAAATAGACAAACCAGATGCAGTGGTAGAGCTAAAAGCAAGAAAAACTATGGCTGGTGATATTATGATATTTGACCATCCAGATATTGACATTTTAGTTTCTCCATCAAAAAATAAAGTATTTGCTTTATCTAAAGACCGATATGGCGATCATGTTTATGCAACACAGTCTAGAATGTTTGAATATCTTTCAAAGCATGGCGTTATAGATCCAGGCAAAGTTAGAGGTGGTAATGTTTTTGGATCTTTAGAAGGGGCTATTCTTATTCCTGAAGAAAAGCAAAAAAATGTTAGCCCTATCGACGTTACTGTTTACTCAATCGCGAAGTTCCTACATGAAGAGGCCCCTGGCGTAAAAGCTTACAGAGACTATGAAAATAGCTTTGATATGCACTTAACAGAGCCATCCGATGAGGACACTACCCGACTAGGAAAAATCCCCCACGAACCAAGACAGGGCACGGTGAACACTTATCCAGGTTCAACCGCTGCCTATGGTCTTGTCGGCTACTACTACGAGGAATAAATGAATTTATTACATTTTGTTTTGTGCGCATATGGTCTAACAATGATTGTTGTCTATGGCTCTATATTTGAAAGATTTAGACAACTAATGGACAAAGTAGGGTTCTATGGAAAACTTTATAGGTGCCCTCTATGCTTTGGTTTTTGGGCCGGAGTGTTTTTATGGAGCATAAACCCTTTTACAGAACTATTTACATTTGACTATAGTTTAATAAATGCTTTTCTTTTAGGGTGTTTATCCTCTGGGACAAGTTATTTATTAGCAATGCTCGTGAATGACTTTGGTTTGAAAGTAAACCAAAAGGAGTAAAAATGCGTAACGAATGGACTTCAAAGTGGAAACTACAACCTGTCCGTCGCTGCTGCAGCGGATCGATAGGCGTGCGGGTAACGCCCGCTATAAGGATTAATAATGGCTAAACAACTTTTACGAGAGTTTTTTGAACTTAAATGCGACGACAGAGGATGTCGCGACCTCTTAACAGAGGGCGAAAAAAACATGATTAATCAAGGATTTCTTGTGTTTCCTGCTAAATTACAGCAATGCAATGTAAGAAATGGCAATGGTAGAACTTATCCTCGTGACGTGCTTGAAAGAGAAGTTGAAAACTATCAAAAGTTAATTAGAGAAAATCGTGCATTGGGTGAATGTGATCATCCAGACGATTCAGTTATTAATCTTAAAAATGCATCCCATATGATAACAAGAATGTATTGGGATGGTGATAGTGTATTGGGAACCGTAAAGGTCCTTAAAACACCCTCTGGTGATATCTTGAGAGGGTTATATGAAAGTGGTGTGCTTTTTGGCTTTTCATCTAGGGCCATGGGCTCGCTTCAAGAAAGTCGTGATGAGTATGGAAACTCTATTCAAGTTGTGCAAGACGACTTGCAACTTATTTGTTTTGACGCTGTTTCAGAACCATCTTCTCCAGGCGCTTATGTAATGGATGGTGTAAATGGTGGAGTAAAACTTCGCATGTCTGAAAACAAGTCAAAAGAATTTTTTACAAAAGGCGATAGAATCAATCGCGTATTAAACGAAATATTAAGGGGACAAAATTAAATGAAGATTACACAAAAGCAACTCAAACAAATTATTAGAGAAGAAATCCAACAAGAGGGTTTTTTAGACTCTATTGGGGACTTTATTAAAGGCACAAACAAAGAATACAGTGCGTTTTTAAAAAAATACGATGCGGCAATGAAGAAACGATCCAAAGGAATTAAAGATAGATTTGATGCCGCCGAGCGAGGCGACAAACAACCGTTTTTTGATATGATTGAAATGTTGACAAAACTGGGTGAAGAAAATCTAAGATTTGATCCAAAAAAGTTGTCGTCGTCTCAGAAAACACACCAAGCAAGTATTTCTAAAAATATCGAATCAAGAATACAAAGTGCTGCGGACGATATCGCTGAAATTGATCAAAATGCAGCAGAAGAAGCAGAAAGAAAAGCAGAAGAACTAAGACAGAAAAGAAAAGCAGAATTTGCAAATCGACCAATGGTAGGTGTGCTGACGAGAGCAGAGAAAGAAGCGGCTAGAAAAAGCCGAAAAGCATCAGAACGAGAATACAATAAAAAATATGCTATGAGAACCAGAGATGCTTTCAGCGAGTCTAAGTTGACAAAAGAAGATGTAAAACAAATTATCAGAGAAGAGATCAAAAACTTCAAGAGGTAAAATGAAAAAATCACAACTAAAAAGAGTTATTAAG